TTCAGTTTCCCTCACTGGGTATGCTCAAGGACAGCAAGACCGGTAAGCAAGGCGCGTGTGACTTCCAGCTCATGATCGGCGCGAGCAATGACCAGAACCTCGCCGGTCTGCGGTATCTGGGTCTTCCTAAAAACAAGCTGCGGCGTGAGGGATCTTTAGGAGATCCACGCGCCACGGTCAACTTCAAACCGCAGGTAGCACGGTTCTGCGATGTGCCTGTACTTATGGGAGGCGAGAGTGACTAAATTAGAAGTTCTGCGATTAAAATTTGACTACGAGGCAGCACTTGAATCTCTGGCCCAGTCCGAAACTGCTCTACAGGAAGCAGAGGAAACTGTTAGACTTGCTATCGCTAAAAAACGGTGGCTGCTGTCTTCTTTTTGGGCAGCAGAAGACGAGTACCTTATTGCACTCGAAGACGCTGCACAGGAGTAACCACCGCGACTCAGCCCCACACCGGGGCTGTATCGTTAGGCACAGTGGATCGACCCCACACAACAGGCTAACGCCACTTGAACAGTCGCAGGGCTGTGCCTTACAATACAAACCAACTCAGGAGAAAGACCATGAAAAACACATTTCAATGCAAGATCGGTGCAGCAGACAGGCTGACTGTAGAGCATACCGGATCTCAACAGCCAAACAAAATTGCAATTTCAACAACAAGAAGTGACGGAATGCTTGCGGGATTTGAAAGCGTATACTTGACCGACAAGCAGGCGCAACGTCTTGTGGATTTGTTGACATTAAACATACAAATCAATAAAGGAACGCCGTTGTGAAAAACACATTCAAATGCCAAGTAGATGATGTAGACAGTCTGCGCGTAATTCGGACAAATTTACCTTCACCGCACATTCTCCGAAGTGACCGTAGCAGCGATGGAAGCTGCGTCAGCGTGTACCTTACCGACAAGCAGGCGCTCCGGCTTGCGGCGTTGTTGGTTGCAAACGTCCAAGGTGTGTAGACAGATGGATAAATACGGTAAGCCGTGGAAATATACGGGATACTACTTTGACGACGACATCAGATTGTACATCCCAACGGGCACAGGATTTCCTGCTTTGTCGCCTTCGTACATGAGCAAGCACTATCCACATCTTCGAGAGGACAATTGAAATGGGTAAACGCAACGAATGGTCGCTAGACCAGATCGCACGAGCTGTTCACGACGCGCAGGGCAACCTCACAGAGGCTGCACGGTCGATGAACGAGACGTACGGCGACTTCAAAGAGAAGGTAACGCGACAGAACCTTCAAACATGGTCGAACAACATGGCGCATCCGGCAGGTCTATCCCCGGTTGCGGACGAGGTTGACAACTTCGAGATCAACCGCACCAACCGGAACCTGACAAACACCAACAACAAACTGCGCCGTGAGCTGCGGAACCTGCATGACGCCGTGATCAGCAAAAGCGATACGCTTCAGGCGATTGCACAGGCTGTGGGCACAGCAGACCCGTCTTGGCCAATGCCGTTTATCCCAAAGCACATCGGCGGTCGCAAGCTAACGATTGAGCTGCTGTTCTCCGACCTCCAGATCGGCAAGCTCATGGACGGTTACGACAGCAACATCGCAATGCGCCGTGTTGACGAGTGGATCAGGGTAGCTGTTCTTCGTATCAAGAGCTATCAGATTCAAGGCTACGAGATCGAGAAGATCATTCTCGCTGTTCTGGGCGACGTGATCGAGTCCGACAAGAAGCATGAGAACTCAGGGCGCGGCTGCGACATCGGCACCGCAGAGCAGATGCGTCTGTCTATCGAGATCCTGCACTACAAGGTGATCAAGCAGCTTGCGCTGTTCAACGTGCCGATGGATGTTGTGATGGTTACAGGCAACCACGACCACGACGGTCACGGCCTCAACATGTACATGCCCGGTCGAGAGCATCTGTCATGGCCGCTGTACAACGCCGTGAAGATGCTCACAGAGGCGGCAGGGATCAATGCTGAGTTCTTCATCCCAGAAGGCTCACACCACATCCACAGCGTCTACGGGGCAAACATCCTGTACGAGCACGGCGTCGGTGTATCCACGTCAGAGGCGGCAATGAAGTCACACGTGGCCAAGCGGATTAACCAGATCAAGGAGTACATCCATCTGTTTCGCATGGGCGACAAGCACAACATCTGCCGGTTCAACAACGACCGCTTCACAGTCAACGGTGCGTTCTTTGGGGATGACCGGATCGGGTCAGACTTCTCCGGCATCAAGGGATACGATGGTGAGCCTGCACAAGTGATGTTCGCTTATGTAGAGCGCGACAACAACCGACGCACACCAATTTTTGACAGCCTTGTGATCCAGCTTGGACACATCACCTAGAAAGGGCAATCCAATGGACGATGAATTTACAGGCGGGCTTTTATTCGTCGGGTGGTTGATGATGCTTGCAATATTCGCATTTTGGCACGCAGCAGAGTCGAACTGCCAAGAAAAATACAACGTATTCGACTGCGCGTGGACACAAAGTCCGTTCACACCGGTTGTACCAGATCCGCAGGAATGAGGGCAATACAATGATGACGAGAAAAGACTACGAGCGGATCGCACAGGTGTTTCGCGTTAACAAACCAAGTGTCGAAAACACCACATCAGTTCGGGCTTACTACGCAGAGATGCTTCTATGGGAAACCATGTTAGGCGACATGCACGTAGAACTCAGGGCAATAAACAAAAACTTCGACTCGGAGAAGTTTGAATCGGCCTGCCGAACGTGACCGGCGAGCTACCCGGTATCGCAGTATTCCTTGCTCAGTTCGTGGCGGTGTTCGCACTCGTCATGAACAGCAAGCTGCTGCGGGATGACCGATGGAAGCTGGCCATGCTGAATAGCTGGCTGATCTCCGTGTCGCAGTTTGTGTTCATCTACGCTGTGGCGCACTCAGGCGCACCGCTGAACACGTTCCTGTGGGCGGCGGCGGGCGGCTCACTAGGCTGCGGCGCTTCGCACCTGTTTTACACACGGTATATCATGAATTGGAGACTCGATGTTACAAAGCGGTAAAAAGATCCTGATCATCGGTGACGGTGGCCACGGCAAGGACTCTGTGGCCGAGGTGCTGGCGCTGCACGGGCTGACCTTCACATCCAGCAGCCACCACTGCGCTGCTGTGGCTGTTCGCCCTGCACTGGAGGCTATCGGCGTGTTCTACGACACTCTGGAGGATTGCTACGAAGACAGGAGAAACCACCGCGAGTTCTGGAAAGCAACGATCTCGGAGTACAACAACCCAAAGGATCGGCTTGCACAGGAGATTTGTGAGTTGTCCGACATATACGTCGGTCTTCGTAAGCGAGATGAGTTCGAGGCGGCGCGTCACCTGTTTAATTACATCATCTGGGTAGATGCTTCAGATAGACTGCCCCCGGAGCCGACAAACGAGCTGACGGCATTCGACTCACATGCTGCAATCAACAACAATGGTAGCAAAGAGCTGATGCGCTCTCAAGCAAACTTGCTGGGTAATTTTCTTACCAGCAAATTAGGTTAAGGAAACCAAATGAAAAACAGATCAACACCCACACTGTGCCGGTACGCAAGCATGCTGCTTGCAGCAGACATGGCATTTCCCGCAGACTTGATCGCAGAGCTGGGATCACGAGGTATCTTAATTCAGGATTAGTACAATGAGCGTTGAAGACGAGGCGTATGCTTTAATTAGAACTCTGGAATCGTTGATTTCAGACCTACACGCAATAGCAAGAGGCAAAAACTACACCGACACTGAGGCGCGGGAACACCTGTCTGGAGTCCGCATGGCACTCGGCGCTGAAGATGAGGCGTACTCATAAAGGATTGATCCATGACCTACCAGATATTCGACTCCGAGACCCAGATCCACAAGTCACACCGACGCACCGCCAACCCGTTCCACCCCGACAACTTCGTGGTTGCGCGGGGATCAAAGGTGGAGGGCGATGCGCAATGCAGCGCTGTGTTCTATAAAGGCAAGACGGCGGACAACTATCTGGTGATCCCGGATAACGTCGATGTCATTGTGGGCCACAACATCAAGTTCGATCTGCTGTACGAGATGACCAACGACAACCCGTCGCTCAAGGCGTTCTACAAGCGCGGCGGTAAGATCTGGTGTACGCAGTACGCGCACTACCTCTTGAACGCACAGGACCGCCGCACACACATGAACTCGATGGATCAGATCATCGAGCAGTACGGCGGTCGCAAGAAGATTGACGGCATGAAAGAGCTGTGGAAAGCCGGTGTGCAGACGTCAGACATCGACCGAGCAATGGTTCTGGACTACCTGATCGGCACGGTCGAGGAATACCGGAACTCCGGCGACATCGGAAACACCGAGCTGATCTATCTCGGGCAGGTAAAAGCAGCCGCCGAGAACAACATGCTGCACACCATACAGGTCCGCATGGACGGCCTAGCTGCCACAACGGACATGGAGTTCAACGGCATAAAAGTAGACGTGCCACGTGCCAAGTCCGACCTGACCGGCCTGAGTGCAGAACTCGTCACTTCCAACGCAGAGCTTGACACGTACCTGACGGACATGCCCGATGGCCTTGTGTTCTCTTGGGGATCGCCGACACACAAGTCATGCCTGATCTACGGCGGGACGATCCGGTACGAGAAGTCTGCACACTACCTTGACGAAAAGACAGGTCAGCTTGCCCGACTAAAGGCGACAGAGAAATGGCCACTGTTTGACAAAGTGGCTTTTGATCCAAACGACCCTAGCGTTTCGTTAAACGACGGTTTGATGTACAGGAACAACGTCGCACAAGACACGTTCCTGTCCGGCCAGAAGCTCGGCGAGCCAAAGTTCAAGAACATGCCTGTTCCCGGTGAGCTAAAATCGCGCATCACAGATTTCTTCCACACGCTTCCGGGGTATGTCAACCCAGATGATCTGGAGATCGACAAGGGTGCGATGAAGGACGGCGAGGGTGGGCCGACGTACTCCACGGACAAAGACACCTGTATTCTGCTAGGTAATCTGGACGTGCCGTTCCTAAAGGTCATGGGAAAGAAGACAGCCCTCGACAAAGAAATAGGCACGTACTACTTCACTGTCGGCAAGGACGGCACTCCCAAGGGTATGCTGACGTGCGTTCAACCCAGCGACCACGTAATCCACCACGCACTCAACCACACGTCCACTGTGACGTCCCGCCTGTCGGCATCTAACCCGAACATGCAGAACATCCCACGCGGCGACAAGTCAACGATCAAGGCCATGTTTGTCAGCCGGTTCGAGGGCGGCAAGATGGCGGAGATCGACTACAGCCAGCTAGAGGTTGTGGTCATGGGGTTCCTGTCTGGAGACCCACAGCTCGTGGCGGATCTGCTTTCAAAGGTAGACTTCCACTGCGTCCGCGTTGCCGCCCGAGAGGGCTGCACGTACGAGGAGGCCAAGGAGTGGTGCAAGAACGAGGACCACATCAAACACGCTGTATGGAAGGTATTCCGCACAGAGTGCAAGGTGTTCTCGTTCCAACGTGCGTACGGTGCCGGTGCAAGCACAATCGCGCTGTCTGCGAACATGTCAATCGTGACCGTCAAGGACATGATCGAAAAAGAGGAGCGTATGTACCCAATCGTGGAGAAGTTCCACATTGGCGTGGAGGCCGAGATCAATGCCACCGCAGAGGCTTTCAGAGACCCGGAGAGAGGCTATCGTGTTTATCGCAGGGGAACGTGGCAGGCACCCACAGGAACGCTGTACGGATGGCGCTCATGGGATGCACCGAAGTTCATGCGAGAACGCGGTATCATGGACACGTTCAGCCCGCCCGAAATAAAGAACTACCCGACGCAGGGTACGGGCGGCGAGATCGTGCAGATGGTGCTCGGCGTGTTGTGGCGCATGTTCATCAAGACAGACAACTGGGGCGGCAAGGCTTTTCTCGTAAACACCGTGCATGACTGTGTGTGGTTCGACCTGCACCCAGACGTGGCCGACGAGGTTCTTGGTGTGGTCAAGCACATCATGGAGAACGTGCAAGCGCTGCTGAAGCACTTCTACAACATCGACTGTCCGGTTCCGTTTCCTGTGGATGTGGAGATCGGAGACAACATGTTGGAACTGAAACATTGGAAACCAAAGGAGGGCAGTTGATGCGGCACGTTCAATACCACCCTTACTACTGCGCCGAGGCTAAGATTGACGCCGAAACAAACGGCTGGCGTCCTTGGCGTTGGGATACCAGCCATGACCTGTCTGTGATTGATGACAACGGTGATAGACATTACGTCGGGCAATACAAAGGAGCGGATGCAGCACACGCAGAAGGCGAAAGACTTGCCGCCGAGGGGTTTTCCGGTTTTACACCAAAGGAGGCAAAAAAATGAGCGAGCTTGCGTTTGAAATGGGTCGCAAGGTCGGCCTAAAGGCGGCATCAGAATGGCACCTCGATGTGGCGAGGCACGACCAAGAGGGTATGGACTACTCCTCACTAGTCGGTGTTCCTATATCAAATTGGGACGAGTTAAACACCAGCGTTAAAATACACGAATGGAGCTCAAAAGAAATTTTGGCCCTAGGATCAGACAAGTTGTTTCCTTAACCCCTCACTAAAGGGAATTAAGAATACAAGAAAGCACAAATATATCCAGCAATAATGCTTTGATATAAATATCTGGAGAGATAACTATGAACGCACTGTTAAATCAAGCAAAAGCAGCAGCAGAAACCACTGACCAGTCTGTAGCACAGACATCATTTGTACGTGAAGTAGCACCGGCTGGCTTCACAGTTGCACGATTCATCGGATACGTTGAAGTAGGCAAGCAGCCACAGCGTGCATTTGAGGGTGTTGAGAAAGCCGACGCAGCAGAGGTTCGTCTGACGTTCGAGCTACTCGGTCCAAAGCACAGCACAGAGTACGAAAAAGACGGCGTTAAGATGACCCGGACAAACACAATCCGGCAGAAAGTCACGGTATCTTTGAATGAGAAGGCCGGGTTCTTTAAGCTGATGAAGAAGATGATCGGCGGTCGTGACGGTATCAAGCACATGGCAGAGATGCTGGGTGAGGGTTTCCTGATAAAGATCTCGCACAACAAATCCAAAGACGGTAAGAACACGTACGCCAACATGAAGAGCGATGGCGTTTGGGACATCAGTGCACCGATTGCAACAGACCCGATCACAAACGATGTGCGGGTTCTGGAAGTCCCGGAAGCAACACAACCGATCCAGTTGCTGCTGTGGGACACACCGAGCAAAGACCAGTGGGATTCGATCTTCATCGACGGCGAGTACGAAAAAGAAGTCGATGGCGTCAAGGTCGTCACGAGCAAGAACTTTGTTCAAGAGGAGGCCATGAGCGCTTCCAACTTCGTCGGCTCACCTCTTGAGGCGTTCCTGTCAGGCGGCGACGACATCGTGGCTGATATGCTCACACCGAGCACAACCCCCGCAACAGTTGCCGCAACCGCGACTGCTGATCTACCCACCACACCACCTGCCGCATCTTCCGATCCGCTGGCTGCGCTCGGTCTGTAATGGATCTCAGTAACCTCGTGTTACCCGATCAGACGGGGGAGGACAAGTATCCTTCCCCGGTTCCGGGCAGAGTGGCACATATTGACGCGGACTTCATGAGCTATCAGGTCTCCGCTGAATCAAAAGACGAGCTAGATGGCGTAAAGCCCCGCAAGACGATTGCAGACATGAAGTTCAACTGCAAGTCCGGGCTGACGCACCTTATGAAACTGACCGGTGCGACAAGCTACGTGGCCCACATCACACCGTCCGGGTCAAACAAAGGAGAGCGCGACGACATCGCCCTTACAAAAGAGTACCAAGGCAATCGCAAGGGCCGGGAAAAGCCCGAACACCTCGCCCTGATCCGAGCATACATCGGAGAGGTGCTGCCCAGCGCCGTGCACTTGGATCAAGAGGCCGACGATGGTATGACTCAGGCAAACTACGCGGCCCGCGCTGCCGGTTGCCCCGAGCTGTCGGTGATCGTGTCTAAAGACAAAGACCTCCGAATGGCACCGGGACTTCACTGGTGCTTCGACGACGAGGTTGTTGTTGACGTCGATGACCCGTTCGGGTCCATCTGGGTAGACCGATCCAAAAGCTCCCCCAAGGTTCTGGGATGGGGCACCAAGTTCTTCTGGGCGCAGTTGCTAATGGGCGACACGGCAGACCACATCCAAGGCCTGCCGAACACGCTTAACACCAAGGACAAGATCGTGAAGGTTGGGGCTATCTCGGCGCACGACTACCTATCAGAGTGCACAACGAATTGGCAATGCCTCCGGGTGTGCATGTTCCTGTGGTCCGGTTCTTCACATGACTGGCACGACTACCGCAACGGTCGTGTAACGACGTGGCAAGAACACATGATCTCAGACATGAAGTTGCTGTGGATGCGGCGCACAAGCGATCAGGACGATGTTCTTGAATGGCTCAAAACAATTTAGGAGAACGCTATGTTTATTGGAACACTTTTGTTGTGTATCTCCGTTGAGTGCGGGATCATGACCAAGAACTACGACTTAGAGGCCGCGTGTCTTGACCACGGTGAGCGTCTTGTATCCGAGTTGTACAAAGACGAGGCTGTGGTTATGGCAGAGTGGCGTTGCGAGTACGTGGGCCTGACAGCGTGAAACTCAAGACAGCGCAGTTGGCACCCGTCCGGGCCAAGATGCTACAGCTCCAGCAGTACACCTGCCCGCTGTGCGAGGGTAGTATGAAGGGTGGGCAAAAGAAGCCGGCTCTCGATCACAGCCACGTCACAGGGTACGTCCGGGACGTGCTGTGTGTGAACTGCAATCAGTTCGAGGGCAAGACCTACAACGGGGCGCTCCGGTCAAAGGGCAAGCTCACACCGGAACAGTGGGTGCGCAACCTGCTGGCGTACTGGGACCGACATCAGACGCCGCAGCACGGTGGATTGATACAC